ATGGCTGGAATATTGCTGACTGATAGCAAAATCAAGGGCATAAAACCCAAGGAAGCGGCCTACTATGTATGGCAAGCCGCGGCAACTCGCGGAACGGGTAGGTTGGGGATAAAGATATACCCGTCCGGTCGAAAAGTTTTTGTGTACAAATACCATAAAGACGGTGTCAGACGGTTTCTGTCTCTGGGCGATTATCCTCACCTTTCACTGGCAGATGCAACCGCTAAAGCGTTGGAGGCTGCGGCCAGTGTTTCTACGACCGATCTAGTCACATTTCAACACGCTACAGTGCAACAACTATTTGATGATTATATCGCAGATCAAAAGCGATTGGAGCGACGCGCATACGATAAGACTGAGAATAGACTAAATCAGGTATTGGCTACTGGTTTTATCTCTCCCGATATGCCAGCGAAAGCTGTGACACCAGATAACATAAAAAAAGTGCTCGCTGATTTTATTAATAGAGGTGTGCTGGCTGGAGCAAACAAAGTCAGGACTAGTCTTCACGCTGTTTTTAATTTTGGCTTATTTGCTGATAACGATCCGGCTAATATCAACGGCAAAGTTAAATATGGGCTTGAAAGAAATCCTGTTGCTGTTGTTCCTGCGCAGAGAGGTGCAGATAAAGCATTAGATCGTTTTTTATCATGGGATGAAGTAGCTCAACTTTTACTTTTGTTGAATGTTCCAGATATTGAATGCCCCATGAATCCCGACTTTTCTAGACTCGCGCTATTGTGTTTACATACGGGGGGGCAGCGCCCTTGGGAGCTAATTACAAATACGCGTGATAATTGGGATAAAAGAAACAAAACGTTAACGGTTCCTCCGCACATATCAAAAAATGGGGATTATCACGTCATTGCTCTAAGTGAATCAGCTATAAAAATCCTTGAGGAGCAGGAGCGGCTATATCCAGAATCAGAATTTATTTTCCCAGGGAAAACAAAAGATGGATATTTATTGTCAGCGGAATTCAGCAAGCAGTTTCGTAAGTTCTGTATAAAAACGGAATTTTCAGCATTTACACCGAGAGATATTCGCCGGACTTTTAAAACATTAGCTGGAGAAATGGGAATTAGCTCAGAGCTGCGTGATATCGTCCAGAACCACAAACGTCCCGGTGTATCACGCAAGCACTATGATAGGTATGATTATTTGAAGGAAAAGCGCGAAGTAATCGCGTTGTGGGAAGGGAAATTAAAAACACTGGTATAAAAAGCCCGCCGTGATGCACGGCGGTGGGCATTATTAGTTCTGTGATTGTTGATTAACCCAATCCTCATATACATGTTCAGGCCAGCCAAGGAATGTGCCGCTGGCGCTTTTTTGCGGGGCGGGGAATTCTTTCTTTTTGGCATACATACGCCAAAGCGTCGGGTGACTTTTCCCCGTCAACTTACACATTTCTTTTAGCCCAATATAACGGGTTGCCATGATTACCTCCAATTTACCAGATTAATTTACCGATCGTTCTGCCATAGCCTTCAACCAACTCCACGCATTCCTTATATTTTCATCCCCATACTGATACGCCTCATCTGGTAATTCGTTTTCCAAAAATTTAACAAACGAGATAAGCCCTGCTGGTGGCTGTTCAGGGCTTCGATAGCCGCTTCACGTTCTGATGGGGTTAGGGTTCCCCTTATGATGTGGCGCATAAAACCTCCAATAAAAAAAGCCTCGCTGGTGGCGAGGCTAGTTATTTGTCGAGCAGGTTGTTGTAATCGTTGTGAGTGAGTAGCTCCCAGCTCGTGCCATCCCGACACAACAGACGCCAGCGTTTATTAACCCGTAGCGTCTGATATTTTTTACCGTGAGTACGGTGGGGAATAACTCTGCCAGTGCTGACCTGCTTTAAAAGAGCAGTCGCCTTTTCTGAAATCCACACCGGAGCTTTATTCTGACTGAGGTTCAGTTGCATTCTCGCCCTCACTGTATTTTTTGAACTCATCCAGAATGCTGACTACCTCGTCTTTTACCCCGACAGGCAGCAGCAAATAATCCCGGCTGCCCCCTTCGCTAACGATTGGAGCAGACTTATAAATGAGTTCGATCAATCGCTTGGTTTTTGCTGCTGGAAATTGTGGCTTAGCGATGGATTTTGTTATTTTCTTTTTGCCAGCCGCTTCCGCTTTCTCCATTAACCCTGATGCGACTTTATCGGCATAAACGCCATGCTCACGGTTGATATCGATAGCCAGCGCGTAATTTAACGAACCAGTACGAACCAGACTTTTTAAATACGGGGAGCAATCTTGATGTAATTGCAGGTGCTGGATGATGTCGGATTCAGACCGTTTAACTTTTGATGCAATCTGAGAATTTGACCACCCTTGATTATACAGGCGGTGGTATGCCGCGCCGCGCTCAAGCGGTGTAAGCGCCAGACCTTGAGAACTGGTCACCATGAACGCGATTTTATCGGCTTCTGTTCCGACGAAGTCTTTACACTCAAGTCGCAATATTTCGTGACCAGCTTCATTTGCTGCCTTAGCGCCAGCAAAGCGGTGATGGCCATCGATCACCTTCACGCCGTGTTCTGTTACTTCTACAGCCAGCGGCGGGATATATTCGCCCGCAATAAACGCATCTTTGAACTCAGCTACGTGCGCTGGGTCGAGTTCACGGACGTTATACCCGTCTTCTGCGTAAATTTCGGAGATTGGGACGAGGTGGGTTTTTCTAACTGTTATGCCGGTTTCTTTACTGGCATAGCGCTGATTTAATGTCGCCATATTATTTATTCCTGTCGGGTAAATGCTTCACTATGCGCAGCACAGGCCGCGCATAAGGCTGCAATTAATCAATAAGGGAGGGTTAGATAGAGCCTTCGTAGACTGGAACGTTAGGTAAGGCGTTTTGCAGGTCAGTAATAATTTGCGTAAACGCGTGCTCTACAATTTTTTCCGGCTCGATCAACTCATACCAAAGAACTAATTGCCCATCGCGCAAGCGGTAACGAATACGTGCATCAACTTGATACGGCGATCCGTTGTGAAATGGTGCGATGGCCAGGCTGATTTTTTCTGGCAGTATTGTATTACCACCCCCGTTTTTCTCGTCGGAATACGACATCTGGAATGTGCCATCCTGAAGTCGTCGCACCGATTTGAATTGAGATTGCCGTGTTTCCTGAAATTCCAGGACCATTTCCAGCAGAGAGGAACCTGCTGGGCCAACATAAGTGTCACTAACTGGGGCAATATCACCAATATGGTTTTCTATAAATTCAGCAAAGTCGGCCTGACCTTTTGCTGATTTGTTTCCGGCAACCCATTCATTCCATTCTTTTGAATATGGGCAATCATAAACGGCTTTGTGGTTACCCCACTGCGGTGACTCCGGTGATGCGTGATAGTCCAGAACAGCGACAACGCGTGTTTTGGTGTTATCTGCAAAAATAACGGAGCGGAGGTCTGAAAAACGTGAAACATAGGCAATAAGAGAATGGACTGCCACCATATTGACCTTCTGATTAATCAGAGAGGGCTGTAACTGATTGCGTTCCAGTGATACGACTTCATGATCGCGTGGTACAACAATGCTGGGTATTTGTGTGGCTGGGGTATGAGCTGAAATAGCCAGATTGCGAATTTCAGACACAACAGAACCGTCAACAACGTGTGACATATTAGGTAAGGGTTAGATAACTTCGATGTGGCTACGCCAACAGGCTGGTTAACCGTGTTGTTGCAATGAGATGGGTGCTGGTTTGGCTGATGCTTCGATGACTTTGAGGTCCATTTTAATTTGGTCAGGGTCATCACGCAGCAGGTCGCCGTCAGCGGTAGAAAACATGATGGTATCGGCCAGCTCCAATTTCGGTTTGTTGAATTTGACGTCCGGCGTTACTTTCATTTGGTTGTCGGTTCGGCTGTTCAGCATTTCGACGTTAAGGGTCAACGTAACCGATCCCTTTTTGCGAGTTTCCTGAACGGCTTGAATAATCATTGCGAGCGTTTCAGTTAATTCAGCATCCAGAGTGCCTTTGTTGATGTAGGCAATCTGTTGGCTGAAATTAGTGCATTTGCTTTCAGCATTTTCAGACATAGTAATTCTCTCTGTAAAAAGGGCGATCAACCGCAGAACATTATCTTCGCCTCCGTAAATTGGTTAGAAGATCGGTTGACCGCCAAGACAGACAAGGGAATGTTGTGTTGTCACAACGGAAAGAGCATTGCCGGTGCTCGAATTGAACGAGCCTTTTCGTTGCCCAACCCTTCCCACTTAAGGGAACTGTTCGGAATTGAACCGACACTTATGCCTTGCTCGTCAATGCTCTTACCTGTTGTGCGCCGGTTACGAATCCGGCGACGCGAATCCGCGCCCGGTTATGCCCTGGTGAAGGCGTAATTTTTAGCTTGCCGTGATATGGCCATAAGCTCTTTTAAGGTGGTTCATTGCTAACCACCACCTTGTGCTGCAATGCTGAGCTACAGCCTGTTTAGCAATTTCACGGGCCTCATTAAGTTTCTCTTTGTTGATTTTCATAATGACCTCAACTGCTGGTGGTAGAGATTTCATTCATGCGCCCGTAATGATTGTGGGCGCAGGGTGAAGTCACTGAGCATTGGTGATGAAATTCAGTGCACCAGTTCTGCCTGATGATTTGACGTATTCCGCGTAAACAGGATTTGTTGTTGGCTCAATCGCAGCAGCTAACGGGGCGATGAGGTCATACATTGCAGAAGCAAAAGATGCTCTCGCCTCTTGACTAAAAGAGAGGTATTCCAGTGTCATCTGCCGTTGTTTGTTGAAAAACGCGATAATTTCTTCATGAATGACTGTCATCAATTCTTCGTCAGTCATTTCCGGTGTTGTGCGTGATTTCACATTTCCAGCAATGAAACCTGCCACTTTCTTAAACTGCATGATTACTTTTTCCATTCTTTACTCCGCATCTAGTGGTCTTAATGAAGCGCCACATGTGACGCTTTATAAGTCCGCTAAAATCCTTTGCTCTGGTCACGACGTAGCTCTCACTACCCCTGCACCCCTCGCACTCGCCCCAGTTTTGCAGTGCTGGGGGTCTAAGCGGTCACTTTCTCTGTGATTAAAAGTACCGCAGGTATTAATGATTAGCAATACCTAAAGTATTAAAATAAATACCGCAGATATTATATTGTTGTTTTTAAAGTGAATTTATTTTTTAAGGAATTGAGTTGAATAAGAGAAAGATAAAAAAAATCCCGCTGTAGCGGGATCAGGTAGTCTGGGATTTAGGGGGTTAGAAAAGTAATTTTGCTACCGCCAATGTTAGACCTGCGACACTTATCGCAGTAAGTATTGTCCAAATAATTTGCTTATTAACTGCGGATGTAATTGCCGTAGTCATTTCGCTAACGCTCGGTTTTTTAGATAGTTTTTCATCTACATCAAGTTGCTTCTGTAGAATCACAGCAACATCGCGAGACGTTTGCGCTGAGGCTTCTCGCAGAATGCGGATATCCGCCCTGGCCTCTGCAAGGTTTGCTTTAATATCCTCGACATTGGCTTCAAGTTTCGCGACTCTTACTTCAAGCATGTCATCACCTCCGCCGCCGCCAGTAGGAATATCACCATTGAATGGTATTACGTTATCAGGTGTTGGCATTTTTTTCACCTATCGCCGCCGACGTATTTTCCTTAAGCCATGCCAATATAGGCAAGGCGTCTATGTTTATAGTGTTACTACATTTTTTACAGACTACGGAAAGATAATATTGATCCGCATTAGGAGAATATACGCTTTCTTTTTTAAATATATTTACATAGGAACCAAGGCGCATACCTACATGCGTCCCTACGTTTGCGCTGACCTGCTGTACAGATAAATCAGATGAGCCACACAGGGGGCAGTGGAGTACGACACCTTTATGAGATAGGTACACAATTAAACTGTTCAGGTTGATCAATTCAAAACCATGTTCACTTGCCATTAAACCAACCTCATCATAGTTTGAACAGCTACAGCGATAATTCTGCAACTTCCGTTTATCTGTATCGGTGGCCATACAGGGTTAAGAGCCTTAAGCATCCTTATGCCTGAATCCTCAAGATACTGCTTGAATGTTGCTTTGTTATCATTATCAAGTTTAGCGACCACCAAATTTCCGTTGACGACTTCACGTCCGGTATCAAACAAAACCAAAGTCCCATCAGGAACGCTTATTCCTGTCGGAGCGGTCATTGAAGTCCCTTCAACGCGCAGCCAGAATGCTTGCCCCATAATCTTTACATCAGATTCATACCATTCATCAATTTGATCTAGTGTCAATAACTCGTCTGCGTCATCCCATACGCCAGCTTTTACCAGACTTATTACTGGATAACTTTTACCTGGTTCGTAGGGACCTGCATATGTGACGTTTGTGTCAGCTGTAGATGCATACGATGATGCATCTGATGCCAGTGTTGGGCTGAAATCAGACATTGGGACCTGTAGGATTTTTGCAAAAACCGATGCAACAGCAACGTTTAGTGCATTTCTTCCGTTCAGGTAGTGACCCACAGCGCCCTGTGTAATATCTAGCTCATCAGCTATTTGCTGCTGAGTCACGCCTAACGATTTTTTCTTCGACTCGTACAAAGCCTTAAGACGCTTGGCGTCCTCTAGCTGTTCCGTGGTCAGGGGCTTTTTCTTTTCCATCCTTGAATTCTAATACCGTAGTTATTAAAAAATGAAATACCGCAAGTATTGATTTATTTAATACTTTCGGTATTATTAATTTGTAAGTGAGTTCAGGAGCCAAAAAATGCAGAAACAAACTCTCGCTGATTTCGTCAGGGAGAACGGTCAAGCGAAAGCTGCTGATGCAATCGGTGTTCACCAGACTGCAATCAGTAAGGCCGTCCGAACTGGCCGCAAAATATTTGTTACCCACCTGCCAGACGGCAGTGTTGAAGCGGAAGAGTTACGTCCGTTTCCGTGTGGAAAGATTAACTCGTCAGCCGCGTAACAGTAACTACCAAAGGTAAAGTGTGATGGTAGACATCAAAGAAACGATAAAAGCGATGTGCAAGGCGTACCCAGGCGGGCGATCTGCTATGGCGGGAGCGCTGGGCATGAAACTGGAGCAGTTCAACAACAATCTTTACGAGAAAAACGGCTGTCGATTCTTTGAGATTCATGAACTGGAGGCGATGGAAGATATTTCCGGCACATCACTGCTTGCTGAGTATTTCGCACAACGTCGCGGGGCGCTGCTGGTGGACGTTCCAAGGTTTGAAGACCTCGATCATGTCGAGTTATACAGCCGCTCTGTGCGTACAGCAGCCAAGCGCGGTCAAGTCGATCAGATGATTCAAAAGGCGATAGAAGACGGCGTGATTGACGACGACGAAGCGAAGGAAATCATGAAGTTGCACAACAAACACATTGCTGCGCGTGAAGCAGAAATACGCTCAATTCTGGCGTTGTTTGGTCGTCACCGCGTCAAGAGAGAGTAGCGCCAGTGGCCATCTGCCGTAATCACACAACTCTTTGATTTATAGAGGTGCTAGATGGACACATTCAACTATGTGAAACCTGTTATGCCATCCGTGTATTGCCGCGAGGATGCCGCTTGGGTTCAGGAAATGTTGGGAAAGTTACCCCGCGTGCAGCAGGAAAAAATCGCGTATGCCTACGCTGATGCATACCGCGCTGCACACGACGCAGAGCCGGTTTCGTATCGGCAGGAAAACGCGGGGCGATACGCAGCAAACACCCGCCTGCGGTTGTACGTCGAGCGGTATTCACGGGCAAGTCAGGGTTTTGCATCACCGCCGCCGCTGGCACAGAACGCGAGGATTGCAGCATGAATTTTTTAATCGGTGTTTTTTTATGCGGGGGAGAGGGAAGGGGTAAGAGGGGGGAAAGGGGGGAGATCGGGGAAGGGTGTGGGGGCAGGGAAGGCACTACCAACAGAAGATGATCTTAAAGAGATCGATCTTTAATTGCCGGATAGTGGAAATTTATACAGTAGCGGAGTGAAAAACAGAAAATGCTGAACATTACGCCAAATTTAGCGCAGTCGCGGGGATTGAATGCCCTGCGTGCGAACTGGAAGACGACAGCCAGTTTCATGATTTACAGCCCTGTGGGCTCGGGTAAAACCGGATTAGCAGCGTTTATCACTGACGGCCTAATTTCTCGCAACCTGCGCGTAATGTTTGTGGCTCCGTACACCGTGCTGCTAGACCAGACAGCAACGCGTTTTGTTGAATACGGCCTGCCAGCGGAAGAGATCGGTTATGTGTGGCGCGATCATCCGGCGTATGACCCGACGCGTCTGATTCAGATAGCGTCCGCTGATACGCTGATTCGCCGTGAATTTCCAGACAACATCGACTTGCTGTTTATTGATGAAGCTCACCTGAAGCGCAAAAAAATTCTGGAAACCATCGATCATCTGAGAAAGAACACGGCGACGAAGGTAATCGGTTTGTCCGGTACTCCGTTCGCTAAATTTCTCGGTAATTACTATCAGAAGTTGATTAAGCCGACGACGATGAAGGAATTGATCGAGATCGGTGCACTGAGCAAATACGAGTTCTACGCCCCATCAACGCCAGACCTGAGCAAGATTAAAACCGTCAGTAATAGCGACTACGGCTCTGACTATAACGAAACACAAATTTCTCGCGTGATGAGCGATGCAAAGCTGGTCGGGGATGTTGTTCAGAACTGGCTTGAGAACGGACAAAACCGCCAGAGCGTATGCTTCTGCGTTGACGTTGCCCACGCCAATTTCGTAGCGATTGAATTTAACCGCCTGGGCGTGTCGGCTGAAATCATGACAGCTAAGACGCCGCATGACGAACGCCAACTAACCATCCGCCGCTTTGAGCAGGGCATTACGAAAATTATCGTTAACGTTGGCGTGCTGGTTGCTGGTTTTGACAGTGACGTGCGCTGCATCATCTACGCCCGCCCCACAAAATCAGAGATTCGCTGGATTCAGTGCCTGGGGCGCGGCCTTCGTTCTGCTCCAGACAAAGATTATTGCCTGATATTCGATCACTCCGGCACCGTACACAAACTGGGTTATCCAGATGACATTGAGTATGACGGCTTGTTGTCCAGTTCCGACGGCATGGAAGATGCTCCTGTTAACACGTCCAAAACAGACCAGCCAGAACGATTGCCGAAAGAATGCCCGTCCTGCCATTTCGTGAAGCCAGCCGGAATTTACATCTGCCCTAAATGCGGTTTCAAGCCGCTCGCGGGTGAAGACGTCGAAACCGACCGCAGCCGTGGTCTGGCTAAAGTCAGCAAAACCAAAGAAAAGCACACTGCCGAAATGAAACAGGCGTGGTGGTCACAGATTCTGTTCTATCAACGCATGCGCTCTATGCAGGGAAAACCAGTTAATGACGGCTGGTGTTCTCACACATACCACAAAAAGTTTGGTGTTTGGCCTAAAGGGCTGCACCGCACCCCACAAGAAACCTCACCAGAGGTGATGAATTACATCAAATCACTACGCATTGCCTACGCAAAAGGCCAGGCCAAATCAGAAGGGAGAGCAGCATGAAACTGGAAGCCACTGATGCAAACACGATAGCCGCATACATCAGGCTGAGTGGATACAACGGCCCTGTTTTTGTGTGTCTGCAACGCCTCAAAGAATTACACATGCCGCTATGTGAATTAATCACTCACATGGCGATTGAAAGGGCAAAGTCCGAAGGAGAAAAACAATGAAAACGTCACAAGCTGCCATCGGCAACTGGCCTAAGATTTTTGACTATTACGGTTTACCGCCAGTAACGGGGAAAAACCATTTCAAAGGCGAATGCCCGATGTGCGGAAAGAAAGGGAAGCTGCGCATTGATGATCAGGAGGGTGCTGGAACGTGGGTATGCGTCTGTGGTTCTGGTGACGGCTGGTCACTGCTGATTAATTCGACGGGGAAAGATTTTGCAACGCTGGCTCCCGAAGTTGATCGCCTAATCGGTAATGTTTACGTCCGTGACGAACAACAAGCCCCGGCACCGAAAAGCGCCCCGCAGGCTCATCGTGAAAAAGTAATCCGCAAGTTCCCGACTCTCAGTCATTTAAGAGGAACTCCGGGCGCTCAGTATCTTTTCAATCGTGGCATAACAAGTCTGCCTACCGATGCTATCCGCTATTGTGACAGCCAGCGTGCGATGGGCGAAATATTCCAAGCCATTTACTCACTGGCTACCGACGATAAAGGCAATCTGTGCTACCTGCACCGCACGCTATTGGACGGAGACAAGAAAGCGGACATAGGCCAATCACAAAAACGCCTTATGAAGTTGCAAGCCGACAGCTATCTTGAGCATGCAAAATCTGTAGCAATCCGCATGTTCCCAGTTGCTACAACGCTTGGTATCTCAGAAGGCATCGAAAACGCGCTGTCATGCCATCAGATTACGGGCTGTAACACATGGTCAGTAATGAATTCAGCTTTCATGAAGAAGTTCCTTGCCCCGCGTGGTGTAACGCACTTGATTATTTTTGCTGACATGGACAACAACGCAACGGGCCACGCCGCTGCGTTCGCGTGTGCTGAGGCCAACCTGAAGGCAAAAAACGACATTCAGCGGGTGTCTGTCCGTTGGCCTAAAAGCGGGGATTTCAACGACCTGCTGACAGAAGGTCGTGACGTCTACGAACAAACATTTTATCGCGGCGGTGTTCAATGATCAGAATGCTCCTGAATCCCGTAGTCGTCCCTGAACTGGGGCAGGTCATCCTGCGCCCTGGTCGTGACAAGTTGTCTATGTTCCGTCAGCGCATTGTTGTGTGCGCAGCTACTCATGACATGAAAGACAAGCCGTCTGGTGTGCTGCAAACAGAACAGCTATTGATTAACGATAAGTGGCTGGAGTTTTTGACTCATGAGCGTGTTTTTGTGGCGGCTGGTGGAAAAGATGCGCTGGTGGCATGGCTAAAACGTGAAATTGGTTGTCAGTGGCACGGTGATTATCACCACGAAGAGATAACAATTCTGGAAAATGATTCAGGTGCGATCCGCTTGTGCTGGCATCATGATAATGAACTGCGTGAAAATCCTGATAGGGTTCGAGTCCACGTAGCACAAAATATCGCTAACTATGTCGTCTATTCGGCCCGAAATTGGTTTTTGTTTCCCGAAGGCCATCAACTGACAGAACCGGAAATAAGCTGGTGGGCTGTGCTGCACAATGTTTCCGATTTACTCCCGCGTGACGCTATCCGGGCAGCACTACGCATGCCGATTGTCACAGAACAGCCCGGCCCCCAGCGTGAGTGTGACCTCGTTTGTGAGCATGTAGTCCCGGCGAAAGAAATTATCGAAAACCGTGTGGGGAAAATCCAGCCCATCCTGAAATTAGTTATCGATTCTGAGCCTGCGGCGGGCTTCATGTTACGCCCAAAACTAAAGCGCTTTGAATACGAAAAATACACGCGCTGGGTAAAAATGCAGGCGTGCTGCGCATGTGGCAACCGTTCAGACGACCCGCATCACATTATTGGACACGGACAGGGTGGAATGGGAACAAAGGCACACGACCTGTTTGTTATCCCGCTCTGCCGTATCTGTCATGACGCACTACACAGAGACATGAACGCATGGGAATCGGAGAACGGCAGTCAGATAGAGCTGTTGTTCCGTTTTCTGGATTATGCGCTGGGCATCGGCGCGATAGTTATAGATCGGAAGAGGGCTGCATGATGAACCAACAATACTTAGAATACATCCGGGGCTACGTCAGTACAGCATTATCAGACATACAAAAGATGGGCGTTGGGCAACTAGGGGCATTTGAGGGCGCAGGGATTATCAGAACGACGAAATTCCCACGGAAGCCCCAGCGAATCGTCGCGTTAGAGGGGCGTAATGTTTGTGCCATAACTGATGGGATTCACTGCACGGAAACACGCAGTAGAAAAAGACCCGCACCACCAATTGACCCTATCACATACGAAACATCGTCATGGCGGCGAGCCGTCAGTGAGTTAGAGCCGCATCACTCCGCATGGGTTTACTACTGCTACGGTAATGATTTGAACTATGAGTATCAGAAATCGATATGCCTGCATGTTTGGGGTGAATACAAGACAATGCTAACAGGGAAGAGGACGACAGAGAAAGTCCGTCGCCGCATTGAGTCACTCGTCTGGCTCGCTGTTCAGGCGCATGCTGCAAAATGTGGTTGCGTACTCGTTTACCGCAAATATAACGATAGCGAGTTAGCTGAATTGTCAGGTGTTAGCCGATCAACCTGGTCTGAGAACTACAAACACCATTGGGATGGTTTAAGCGAAATGATTTCTCAGTTAGATAGTGATTCGCTTAACACAATTATTAAAACGAGAAATGAATCACGTTTAAAACAAATCGACGCACAATCATTGCAAAACCGAACAAATTGAGCTATATTTTCATCATATTTGATATATTGCCAAAATTGCGAAAACCCACTAATTAGGTGGGTTTTTTTATTGCTGTGAGAAATGGGCGACCGGAGTGTGTTGGCAGCACAAACCGATCATTCGCTCATACGGAGAGGTCATAAGCGAACCGAGGCCCACGCTTTAGTGCACAAAGCACAGTGAGCCTACCAAAAGGATGCTTACTGATCTATGAAAAACACTGTAAATTTAAACAGTATTAATATTTTTAATGCGGATTCGCTCGAATTCATCAAAACACTACCGGATAACTGCATTGACCTCATAGCGACCGACCCGCCGTATTACAAAGTCAAATCAAATTCGTGGGATAATCAGTGGAAAACACCAGAAGATTATCTTACTTGGCTTGACGTAATGTTTGAGCAATTCTGGCGGGTACTGAAACCAGCGGGTAGCCTGTATGTGTTTTGCGGTTGGCATCTTGCTGCAAACATTGAGCTATTGATGCGTGAGCGGTTCAACGTTCGGAATCACATTATCTGGGCAAAACCGAGCGGTCAGTGGAAAGGCTGTCATAAGGAAGGCTTGCGGGCGTATTTTCCGGCAACGGAACGGATCATTTTTGCTGAACACTATGCAGAACCGTATAAGCCGGGAAACGACGGATATTCTGTTAAATGCAGCGAGTTAAAACGGGATGTTCTCCGTCCACTGATTGATTATTTCCGTGATGCACGCGCAGCACTGAAAGTGTCATCAAAGGACATTAACGCGGCAACGGGTAAGCAGATGGCATCGCACTGGTTTAGCGATAGCCAATGGCAATTACCCAGCGAAGCGGATTATCAAAAGCTGCAGGCGCTATTTTCGCGTATCGCCGCAGAGTGCTTTCAGGTCAGTCAACTTGATAAGCAACATCATGCGCTGGTGGATGATTGCGCCACGCTATCGCGTAGATACTCTGAGTTGGTGGCAGAATATGAAAGTTTGCGCCGCCCGTTCTCAGTTTCTGCGCTAGTGCCGTATACCGACGTGTGGACATACCCGCCTGTTCAGTTTTACCCAAGTAAACATCCCTGCGAAAAACCCGCTGAAATGATGCGTGACATTATCGCAGCCAGCAGCAGACCGGGTGATGTAGTTGCTGATTTTTTCATGGGTTCCGGCGCAACGGTTAAGGCAGCAATGCAGTTAGGTCGGAACGCACTTGGCGTAGAGTTAGAAAAAGAACGCTTTGAGCAAACGCAAGAAGAAATTAAAGCATTAAAAACACCATAAGGCTGCGCACACGTGGCATTTCGCATTTAGAAATCAATTTCGGCAATAATTGTTATGTGATTGTTTGCTGCGTAAAGCACCGCGTCTTTTGTGTCAAAAGGCGCACCGATTACACCCGTCATTACAATAAAATCAGATAGTTCAGACCGGGTACGCTTTATCTCATCGGCTGCTAATTCAGCTTCTTCTGAGAATGGATTTTCTAGCGACTCAATCAGTCTGTCATAAGCCAAGGTCATTCTAGAAATCTGGGGTTTTCGGTTTTCAAACTCCACTGGGAAATATGAAAATCCCCGCTCAGGAATGAGAAAGCGATGCCCAAAAAAACTAACCAAAATTGCGTTAAACATTTGATTATTCCTGATTGTTTATTGGCGGGATTTCACGCCGAACTGAGCTTAGATAGATTTTATTGTCCTCGGTGGTTTTGACAAACCACTCTGATTTAATCCACTTGTTCACCGCTTGAGCATCAACGCCCATGTGCCGAGCGAACGCGGCTTTATTGCCGTCGAAGTGTTGATTGATGAATTCAGTTAGCAGCAGCATTTATCCCTCTTATTTTATTTCGCTGAACATACATACCCCTCAGTAATCGAATTCCCACTCATAGAGTGCTGTATCACCACGATCCATTGCTTTCCTGAGTAAGCCTACCTGGGTTTCAGTGAGTTTATTTTCAATTTTGTCGCCGTTTGCATCACAAATGAACCAGCCACTTTCTGTGTAAACGCTGCCGTATTTACCAGATAACGCACCAGCTTCATCATTTACCACAAACCATTTTGTGTTGATGTCGCCAGCCTCAATAACGCTTTCTAATGTTGCAGTGACATGAAGAGGAAGACGGTCGTCGTATTGCTCTTTCATCATAGATTCCAGTTCTGAGTCGTTGAATTTCTGATCAAAGATGTCAACACTGGTTGATGTGTCAATGTTTAAAACACTAGCATCTCTACCTACCCAGAGTTTAATCGGGTCACGTAGTAAAATCTCATAACTGATGCAGTCGGCGTCGAGGTCTTTCTGCAATGTCAGTGTGTTGCCTTTGTATTCAATAGTTTTAATGCTCGTCATTTTGAATTCCTCAATCTCGTTTCGATATAAATAATATAGTCAATAATTGACTATATATCAACAGTTATTTTCACCTTTTTTAATCACACAGCGCCCCGTAACTCGGAGGTGGAGACTATGAAAATGCCCGATAAAAACCCCGACATGTGGGCGCAAATTATTGCGTGGTTTACACAGAAAGAAGTCGGTTACTCAGCGGCGGCGGCAGTGATGGCGCTTCTGCGTGCTGCATACGTCGGTCGTGATACTTGGTCGCGACGATTGCTCGATGCTGCTATGTGCTCATTGGTTGCGTACTACATCAATGATGGGCTGTCTGCGCTGGGGTGGGATTCTAGTTTTGCGTCGATGGGAAGCGTATTCATTGGCTTCCTCGGTATTGATTACATCAGTTCTATTTTGCGTCGCGTAGTCGGCAATAGGACAGGCGCGGGAGTCGATAATGACAACTAGTAGAATTCTCACGAATATAGACTACGCAGTCGCGGCACGTAGTTTGGATGTCCCAGTTGCTACGCTTAAAGCTGTGACCGAAGTAGAAAGTAACGGCAGCGGATTTTTATCGGATGGTCGGGTAAAAGTGCAATATGAGCCGCACGTCATGTATCAGCAACTGACGAAACACTTCGGCGGTGCTCGGGCAAATACCGAATTAGCGAAACATCCCGATCTGGTAGCGCGTAAACCGGGCAGTTACCAATCCCTAGATAAAGAAGATAAAGATATGGATCTGGCTGCGACTGTTATTGATCGCGACTGCGCGTTGCAATCTGCATCGTGGGGAGCATTCCAGATAATGGGCTATCACTGGAAAACCTGCGGCTATCCAACATTACAGGCCTTCATTAACGCCCAATACACAGCGGCCGGCCAACTCGATACATTTGTGCGCTTCATTAAAGCGGATACCAAGCTGCTGGCAGCGCTGAAAAATTGTGATTGGGCAACCTTCGCCCGGATTTACAACGGTCCTGCGTATTCCAAAAATCGCTATGACACCAAGCTTGAGAGTGCGTATACCAAGTATCAGGGGGCGGCATGAACATCATCCCAGGTTGGAGAATAGCAGTGCTGGCGCTGGTGGTTGGGATTATTGCTGGCGGCGCGTTCTGCGGGTGGATCACATCAACGAGTTATGACGCAGATATAGCGACACTGAAAAACGAACATGCTCTGGTGCTGAAATCTGTATCAGACAAAGCCGTGGCAGATAGCGAAGCAGCTCGCAGCCGTGAGCATGGTTTTCAGCAGCAGATAGCAGCGTTAGACGCAGAACACACAAAGGAACGGGAAAATGCACAACGTGAAAATGCGAAGCTGGCTGCTGATATTGCCGCTGGTCGCCGTCGGGTGCAGTTCGCAAAAGCAGAACTTGCAACCTGTGAGCTCAGTTCGGGAGCAGTACGCAGCGCCAGCGGCCTGGGCAATGCAACCACCATCCAACTCTCTACAACTGCTGGACGAAACATTCTCGATATCAGAGCCGGAATAAAGGAAGACCAGACGAATCTGGTTTACCTGCATGAGTACATCAGGGTGTTACAGGCACAGGGCGTGATAGCTAGGTGATGGATAGTAATGCTAAGGTAGGTTACTAGAATGACTCGCCGGTATGACTATGTTTGCCTATTTCAGAAATTTTAAAAGCGCCTTTTCTCGTCATCAAGATATGACACGTAAGCAATTCGCTGTGTTTTTTTTAATTAGTATTTTTGCATTTTTTATTTTGTTGGCTTTATTTTCAGGGGGTCAGTTTCTTCTTGTTATGACTCTGTTAATGAATTATGTAACAGTTACATATATTGAGCGCTCTAACTATTTCATTTTGTTATTATCATTTTTAATTCCATTTTTACCCGTAATGCTTCATGCCATAAAACTTATGAAGCGGTGATGCCTAAATGGCATTCACTAAGTGCCTGTGATAATGCTGTTATATACTCTCTGAAACACTGGAATGAGGGTTGGCTAAGAAGCTAGCAAAAGAGCGAGATCAGTGGCAATCTGTATGGGCCTAAATGAAGGAGCTTTTATGGAAAATGAAATTGAATTACAAGAAGTTATTGCTCACATTCAGCCTATTAAAGATGTCGCATTAAGCCATTTGGCCTTTATGGCAAATTTAGGTGCGGGGTTTAGCTTAACGCTCTTGGTTGATGGGCAAGTGATCTTTGGTGATATAATTTCAGGAAAAGATTATTGCGATGAAATGCATAAACAATTCGCTAACAGTAGTGGGGATAAAAACATTGGTGAGGTGATTGGTAAGTTTTTCTTGCAGCTCAAAGATAGCTCCTACGTCAAAGAAAATTCTTCGGAAATTCCTTTGAATTTCATTCATCTCAAAAACATTTCATACCTGAAAGGTGACGGAGGCCAGTTGCATATGAATGGTTCAATCCTCCGAGTAACGCTTGATAAAGTGTCAGCATTCTCTTTAGGACGCCCAGAATAGTCATACCAAAACTAACAAGGTCGCTACAGCGGCCTTTTTATTGCCCATTTCCAAACAAGAGAATGGCGTAGCGAGGCATGATATGCCCCATCGAAACGGTCTACTGCATCGTTCTAGCTCAATCCTACTGTAATGCTGATTCAAAGCAACGCGGCTTTAGCTGCTGAAATGACATCCCCTTCAGTTATGTCACCACAGGAAGCCACAATGATATTGGGATGCCCGGGCACACGATACGCAGTAACCTCGTATGTATCAGAAATGGTTTGCCCGTAATCATTGGTTTCGATAGAGACGAACCGATCTCCGACATTCCTGTGACAGTTAACAACGATGTCGCCGTTCTGGATACCACCCACTAATAGATATTTTGTTTTTTTCATCCTGTGATCTCCGTAAGAATCCAATAGATATTTGTAGCATAAAAATGGGTTTATGTGCCAAAGGCGGATTAAGCGTATAAGGCAGAGGTTAAATATGGCGGGCCTCAAAGAGCTATCAGCAGAGTTACAACGGGTTAAGAAACAAATCCCATTCGCTACCGCTCAGGCGTTGACGAGTGTCGCACGCAAGATTCAGGCCGCGCAAAAAACAGCATTTCAACGGAATTTGGAAAACCCTACGCCGTTTACAGTCAATTCGCTAGGGTCTGTGGGCGCTAATAAAAATAACTTAAAAGCCAGATTATTTGTCCGCGATATCGCTGCCAGCTATTTAGAGCCATTTGAATTTGGTGGTGTTCATAAGTTGAATAGCCAGGCGTTGCTCAATCCAAAAAACATTAAGCTGAACAAATACGGCAACTTGACTCGTAACAAGATGTCGCAACTGAAAGCCAAGCCGGATGTGTTTGTTGGTGATGTCGGTGGCGTGAATGGTGTGTGGCAGCGCAGAAAGGCGAAGAAGACAAAGAAAGGAAAAAAACGGCTGAAGCGATCACAAAATGGCTCTCGTCGTTCTAGACAGAAGATGCCAGCACCCAAGTTGTTGATTCGTTTCGGTGACGCGCTGCCAGTTAATCCAACGCTGGGTTACATGGACAGGGCTAACACGATGGCAGCAGCATTGATGCCGGGTGAGCTGAGTCGGGCGATAGCAGAAGCGATGAGGACGGCGAAATGATGGCAACAAATGACAACGGTTATCATCTAGAAAAAATGGGTCCTTCCTGGCACTTTTGTAAAGCACGGGCATTGCGCGCCGCGTTCTGCGTCTAGCTATCAACTTTTGAAATTTGGGTAACAGGTAACAACTGAGGTAACAGATGAACCAGTCGGATTTTGCAAGACTTCACGGTGTAAGCCGGAAGACCGTAACCGCCTGGAAGTCGCGTGGTTGGCTGGTTCTGGCTGGTGATGACATTGACGTTGAGGCATCAAATGCCAATCTGGAACGCTACCGAAAAACTGTTACCCGACCCGAAAAAAAAGGCGCAGGTAACACACAAGGTAACAAACAGGGTAACAAGTCAGGTAACAGTTCTTCAGGTAACAAGTCGAGTAACAAAAAAGAGACAAATTCACCCGAACCGGCCACAAAAGTCATTGAACGCCTGATTGCGGAGAACGGCGTGACGATGACGCGTGATGAAGCGTTAACGATGAAAGAAAACTTTCTCGCGCTGCTTACCCAACTGGAATATGACATTAAATCTGGGCAGGTACTCCCCTACAAAGACATGATCGAGGCTGTTGGCAAAGAGTATTCCCGCATGCGTACCCGTTTGATTGCGATTGCTCCTGAACATGGCCCCCGATTACGGGTGCTAGCTTCAACTACCAACGATGCGGAGTTTGTTCAAGCACTGCAAGAGGTGGTCTACGAGGCGATGGAGGAATTAGGCCTTGATGCAGATAACAACCGAGGAGAAAACTAACTCCGCCTGGCAGAACTTCACACATGAATTGCGTCTTCGGCGGTCTGATATCCGGCCCCCTGAACCGCTATCACTGAGCGAGTGGGCCAATAAATACGCCGTTTTATCAAAAGAAACGAGCGCCCAGACTGGGCGATTTCGTTCATTTGCGTATCAAGATGGCATTATGGATGCCATCACCGATCCCGCTGTTACCCAAGTGTCGGTGATGAAGTCAGCCCGTGTTGGTTACACGAAGATTCTTGACCACGTTGTGGGTTATTACCTAGTTCATGATCCTTCTCCGATCCTGATGGTTCAGCCTCGTGTTGAGGATGCCGAGGATTACAGCAAAACTGAAATAGCGCCGATGCTGCGTGATACTCCTGTATTGGCTGATATTTGTGGTGCGCCAAAGGCGAAAGATAGCAATCACACCATCCTTAAAAAAACATTTGTTAATGGTGCCAATTTAACGCTGGTTGGAGCTAATAGCCCAGGTGGTTTTCGGCGTATTACCTGTCGCATTATTCTGTTCGATGAGGTGGATGGGTATCCGTCTGGTGGGGCGGGTGTTGAAGGTGATCAGATTGCGCTGGGTATTAAGCGTTCGGAAACATTCTGGAACCGCAAAATTGCTCTGGGCTCTACCCCTACAGTTAAGGGTACTAGCCGGATTGAAAAGGCGTATGAGGAAAGCGATCAACGCCGCTACTACGTTCCATGCCCTCACTGTGACGAATACCAGATTCTGGAATGGGGTGGGCCAGATACGCCGTATGGTATCAAGTGGGATAAAGACGAAAACGGCGATGGATTACCGGAAACTGCGTATTACGTTTGCCGCCATAATGGTTGTGTTATTCATCATAACGAAAAAGCCGCAATGGTTAAGCGCGGAGAATGGCGTGCATCTAAACCATTCAATGGCCATGCGGGGTTTCATATTTGGGCGGGGTACAGCCTGTTTCCTAATGCTGCATGGAAGTATCTGGTTGCAGAATGGTTGCGGGTTAAGAACGACCCACTTATGCGGCAAACGTTTATTAACCTGGTGTTGGGTGAACCGTATGAAGATCGCGGTGAGAAAGCGTTAAGTGAAAAACGTTTACTGGAACGCTGTGAGGTTTATGCGGCAGAAGTACCTGATGGTGTAGCCGTGCTGACTGCGGGTATTGATACCCAAGATGGGCGTTTTGAAATTGAGGTGACCGGTTGGGGGCGCAACGAGGAAAGTTGGTCCATTGCCTATGACGTGATTGAAGGCGATCTGGAAACAGACGAGCCGTGGAAGCGTTTGGATGCGTACCTGAAACAAATATGGCGTCGTGCCGATGGGCGTGGGTTCACAATCATGGCGGCGTGTATGGACTCAGGCGGACACCACACCCAGAAGGTTTATGAATTTGCTAAAGAGCGCCTTGGCCGTCGCATATGGGCGATCAAAGGTGAATCAGCGCGTGGTGGTAAACGTTCTCCCGTATGGCCAACTAAAAAACCAACATCTCGATCCAAGTCCAGCTTCAAACCAATCATTATTGGCGTGAATGCAGCAAAGGATACCGTTCGCGGACGGCTTCATATTGACCCGCCTGCGCCCGGCGAAGCAGCGGCCAGTTATATGCACTTTCCCACAGACCGGGACCTTAACTATTTCAGCCAGCTTCTTGCTGAACGCTCAGTCTTGAAAGTGGCTGGAGGCCAACGGTATCGAGTTTGGGAGCAGTTGCCAGGCCGTGCAAACGAAGCGCTGGATTGCCGAGTTTATAGTTATGCTGCGCTGTGTGGGTTGTTTTATCTCGGTCTGAAATTGAATTTATTGGCTGATAATATCGCAATAAATCCCGACCGATTATTGCCAGCTCCAACGGAGCCAGAAGAAAAGCCAAACCTACGCTTACCCGGTGTCATTGTTTCTGAACCGGAAAAACCAAAGCGTAAGCGCCTGTCACAACTTTTGCCATCTTAAGGATCACTATGTTTAACCGTAACACTAGCCTGCTGGCTGGTGCGATGACGCGTGAGCAATTGGAAGACGCGTTGATGAAGGCACAGCAGGCATATATCGATCTGGTATCTGGTTCTCGTGGCGTATCGTTTTCTTACACACAGGGGGATGGCACTCGATCTGTTTCCTACCAAGAATCCGAAATAGAGGACTTGGCTGCACTGATCCAGTTGCTACAGGCACAATTAGGCGTTGTTTCTCGTCCGCGTCGTCCTATGAGGTTTAGATTCTGATGAATGACATCAAGATTTTAGGCCCGAATGGGCAACCGTTGCCGCCATCTCGGTCTAGGGCGTCAATGCTGGTGGGCGGGAGCCGTGTTCCTTATGACGCTGCGGATTCATTCAGCGATCAGTTAGCAAATTGGCAACCGGCATTATGGTCACCGGATAACGAAATAAATATCTATCGCGACCGGATTGTTTCTCGTGTTCGCGATTTGGCGCGTAATGATGGCTGGGCCAGCGGTAGTATCACCCGCGTATTAGACAATGCTGTTGGCGCTAATTTCAGGCCAATAATGAAGCCGGATTATCGAATGCTGGCACTAATGACCGGTAACAAGGCGTTTGATTCAACATGGGCTGATGAATACGGAAAAGTAGCAGAGGCCCACTGGCGTTCGTGGGCTAATGACCCTGGGCGTTATTGTGACGTTGAGCGAAAACAGACAGTCTCACAAATGTTACGGCTGGGTTTTCGCCATAAGCTACTGGACGGTGACGCACTGGCAGTATTGCAGTACCGAACCGACAGGCTAGGCCGTGGGCGCGCTCGTTATGCCACAACGGTACAGATTGTCGATCCTGACAGACTGAGTAACCCACAACAAAATTTCGATATGCCACACATTCGCGGTGGCGTTGAAATTGATAGCGATGGCGCACCAGTGGCATATCACATCAGAGAAGCCCATATAGGCGACTGGTGGAGCGGTGCTAAAACCATGACGTGGCAACGTATCTCGCGTGAAACGGCATGGGGTAGGCCTCACGTTGTACACGACTATGACCATGAACGTGGTGCGCAGCATCGCGGAAATGGAATTCTGACGCCTGTTGTTCAACGTCTGAAAATGCTCATCAAATATGACCAGTCTGAACTGGAGGCTGCGATATTAAATGCGGTGTTTGGTGCATACATTACCTCCCCCTACGATCCGCAAATGGTTGAATCGGCGATGGGAGAAAGTTTTGATGATACAACGATCGGCGCGTATCAAGACGGGCGTATTGATTTCCATAGAGATAAACGCTTATCGCTGCAAAATGGCGCGAGAATGCCAATTCTGTATCCCGGCGAGGATATAAAAGCAGTTAATGCCGCACGTCCTCATAGTAATTTTGAGGTATTTGAAAGTGCCGCTCTGCGCAACATCGCAGCAGCCACCGGACTTTCTACTCAACAGGTAACACAGGATTGGTCAGACGTTAATTACAGCTCAGCTCGTTCGGCGATGCTGGAGGCATGGAAAACACTCACTCGCCGCCGAGACGACTTCTCGATCGGATTTGCTCAGCCGATTCTGTCAGCATTTATTGAAGAGATACACGATACGGAAGACCTCCCCTTTCCCAATGGAGCTCCTCATTTCTTGGATGCAAGAGCGGCATATTGTCGCGCCAGATGGATGGGGCCAGGACGCGGATGGGTAGACCCGGTTGCCGAGAAAAAAGGGGCGATCCTTGGTATGGACGCAGGGCTTTCTACTCTGGAAATGGAGGCTGCTGAAAATGCCGGTGAAGACTGGGAAGAAATGTTAGACCAGCGGGAACGTGAAATTGCGGCATTTACAGAGCGCGGACTTCCACTACCCAGTTGGGCGCAAGCTGAAATGATTGCACCCGAAATGACGAAAAAACCGGAGGCAGAGTGAATTTACCGCATTTGGCGCAGAGGTTGTTTAACACGCCGCTGGCGCTACATCCGCAAAAAGCCGAAGTAGTCATGGCGGCGATGATGGACCGATTCGGGATAACACGAATCAACACCCTGGCTTCTGACTGGTTAGGGGATGATGACAGTTTCACCCGTAAGGCTCGAAAACAGGATACAGGTTATGACGTGGTTGATGGGGTGGCAATAATCCCTGTCCAGGGAACGCTGGTTCAAAAGTTGGGTTCGTTGCGACCGTATAGCGGCATGACAGGATACGATGGAATCAGGCAGTCATTTCTCACGGCAATGAATGACCCTGATGTTGGGGGTATTTGTCTTGATATCGATTCACCAGGCGGAGAAGTGGCGGGATGTTTTGACCTTGTGGATGAGATTTATCACGCTCGTGGCTCAAAACCGATCCACGCCATTCAAACCGAGAATGCATATTCTGCCGCTTATGCCATCGCCAGCGCAGCCGATCGTATCTATGTACCACGTACCGGAGGTGTTGGTTCTGTCGGTGTGATTGTCATTCACTGCGACTGGTCACAGAGAATTAAAGAAGACGGGCTAGCGGTCACAATTATTACGTATGGCGATCGCAAGGCCGAAAGCAATCCTTACGTCAAACTGAGTGAGCAGGCTCGTGCTGCGATTCAGGATGATGTGGATACGATGGGACGGTTGTTTGTCAGTACGGTTGCTCGCAACCGGGGGATTACTGAGAAAACCATTCGCAATACGCAGGCCGCTTGTTTTCTGGGGGCTGATGGCGTTCAACTGGGGCTGGCTGACGCGGTCATGACTCCTGATGCTGCATTCCGAAAATTACTCAATGAAGTGGGAGCATAATGTATGTCTAATTTTAAATTCGCACATCTTCTGGGCTTGAAGAAAAAAGCCTCTGAAGAAGACGATGATAAAGAAAAAGGCAAGAAGGCGAAATCTCGCCGCGCCGAAGAGGAGCGCGATGACGAGGAGGATGCTGAAGACGATGACGATCGCGAAGACATGGAAGACGACGATCGTGAACCTGACGCCGAGGACGATGATGGCGACAAGGAAAAAGGCAAAAAGGCGAAATCCCGCCGTGCTGAAGAAGACGACGAAGACGCGGAAGAGGATGAAAACAGCGATGTGAAAAAAGGTCGCCGGGCTGAGCGTAAACGTTGTGCGGCAATCTTTGGCAGTAAGCATGCCGCAGGTCGCCCCGATATGGCGGCGCATCTGGCGTTTAATACCCGCATGAGCGCGAGTGAAGCGATTGACACGATGGCAACTATGGGGGCTGTCGCTCCGGTGAAAAGTGCGCGTGCATCGTTGGATGAGCGCATGCAGGATGAAAAGGTACGGCTGGGACCAGATAGTGGCAATCCGTCAACGGGTAAAAAATCGCTGGTCAGTAAGATGACCAGTCTCTATGACTCTGCGCGAGGTAATAAGTAATGGATCAGATTGGGCAAAACCAATTCTCACCGGGTATGCAAAGCACCGCTTTCGTGCCAGACCAGTTAATCTCTGGCCCGCTCCAGGTTGTTACTGATTCCGTAACGATTGGAATCTCTGGCGTTCTGAAGCGCGGTACTGTACTTGGCATGATTACTGCAACCGGCATGTATATTCCGAGCAATAAAGATGCGACTGACGGTAGCGAAAAACCTACAGCAATTTTGGTTGATGATGTAGACACCACTATTGCGTCTCAAACGGGCGGGGTTTACCTCATGGGTGAATTTAATCAGCATCGCCTGATTTTTGATAGCACCTGGACTATTGCTGAGTTGAACTCGGCATTCCGCCCGCTGGCTATTTTCCTGCGCGACAGTATTCAAGCCCCATTATCCTGATTTAACCCTTACCGAAAACACTATGCCTATTAACGGCAGGGTTTCTCTCATCCTGAATTTGAGCCAGTAGTCATACTGGCACCACAAAGAGACTGAATATGGAAAACATTTTTGATACCAGCGTATTGGTTCAGGTCGTTCCTAACCTGAAAACCAGCCAAAACTGGCTGCTGGACCGCTTCTTCCCGAATGTTGTTGAAGAGGACAAGGAGGAGGTAGCTATTGATGTTGATGTTGGTTTACGTCGTATGGCTCCATTTGTTTCCCCGCTAGTTGAAGGCAAGTTGGTTGAAAGCCGGAAATATCAGACTAACACCTTCAAGCCTGCGTATATCAAAGACAAACGCGCCCCTGATTTACGTAAGCCGATTCGTCGCCAAATTGGTGAGCGTATTGGCGGTGAGTTCACTGCGGCTGAGCGGGAAATGATAAATATCCAACTTGAGATGGCCGATCAGATTGACATGATTAATCGTCGCCTCGAATGGATGGCAGCCTGTGCGTTGGTATCAGCGAAGGTCACGGTTGCTGGTGAAGGTTATGAAACTAAAGTCGTTGATTTTGCGCGTTCACCTGATTTAACGATCACGCTCAGCGGCAGCGATAAATGGCCGTTGAGCGTACCCGCAGGCACGACCAATACCCAGCCGTCAGATGATATTGAAGTCTGGCAAACGTTAATTCTCAAAAATTCTGGCGCGGTGCCTACTGATCTGGTGTTTACCAGCAAATCCTGGAAAGCGTTTCGTCTGGATACCACTATCAAAGATAACGCCATCACCTTCCCGGCGCTGAGCCCATTTGGCAACCAAATCAACGCAGGCGCTCAAACCAAGAAAGGTGCCGTATATAAGGGACGATGGGGTAATTTCGACCTGTGGTTGTATAACGACTGGGCTATTGATCCGTTGGATAATATCGAAAAACCGATGATTCCTGACGGTGCAGTTATTATGTCTAGCGAAGATCTTATGGGAACTCGTGCATTTGGTGCGATTTTAGACCCGAAATTCAATTATGGTGCGATGGCCTATGCACCTAAGACCTGGACGGAAGAAGACCCTGCTCAGCGTTTGTTGATGATGCAGTCAGCTCCATTAGTTATTCCAAGCCGTGTAAACGCGTCCCTTTGCGCTACGGTGGTGTGATATGGCAAAAGCAAAAGAGCAACCCGCAGAAACTGAACTGGGCGGCCTGCCGCCTGAGTTGCAGGTCGGTGGTCAGGTAAGTGGCGAAAAAATGCCTATTTTCGATAAACCTAATGACCATCCTGACGACAACGACAACGACAACGACAACGACAACGACAACGACAACGACAACGACGATGAATCTAATCACGTTCCTCGCGCCGATCCGCTGCCTGCTGGCAAGATGTCAGTTGTTGTCACAAAAGGTAATACTGTGCGGCATGACGGCAATGATTACCCTGAAAGTAGAACGTTTTCGTTATCCGTTGAAGATGCTAAGCGCCTTATTGGTCTTGGTGTAGTGGCTGATGTTGATGTGCTCCGTAAGCAGGCCTTAGTCAGAGCGGCACCTTCAGTCTCTGTGCAATCGGGGGAGTGATGGGTATCAACTGGGATCAGCATTTACTCGCGCCGCTACATAATGTTTTTGGTGACCCGGTTGAATACCGACCAACTGGTGGAACGCCCTACACCATCAGCGGTATTTTTGACCGGGCTTACACTCAGCAGGTTGAGCCGCTTGATGATGGCAGCACAATAAATACTACCTCGCCAGTCTTGGGGGTGCGTGATAGTCAATTCATCGAGGCACCGAAAAAGGGCGATCGTGTATTTATTGGCGTTGTCGGTAGTGACCCCGTAAATACATTGTTTGCGGTGTCTGATGTGCAGCCAGATAGCCACGGTGGGACCAAACTCATTCTGAACAGGGCGAAAACATGAACGCAGCAGGCATAAGGTTGCTGGTCATTGACGCGTTGAAAAATAAGACTGTAGCTGAAGATCGTGTTTATTCACCGCGTGACTGGCCTACGTCAGAGGATATGTATCCGGCAATTTTGGTACAGACGCCGATTGACGTAAAAAACTCTCTTGGGCGTAACGCCCCGCAATTCAATACTGTTACCACCGTTCGGGTCACTGGTCGTTTACAGGAACTGGATGATGAGGCAGAAGATAACGGAGCAATAAAGGCCGAAGAAGCGCTGGAATCATTGCGGGAGCAAATTGAACGGGCGCTGATCAACAGCTACGAGCTAACCCGTCAAACGCAGCAGTTTGTTCAAATTCGCTCAACGATTGATGTTGACGCCAGCGGTGAGGGGCATATGGCTCAGTTGCTGATGGAGTTGGATATCGAATATTACCAGGGGCCAGAAGCGTTTTACGTTATCGACTCATCACCGCTTGTCGGCGTAGATGTCACTATTGATATGCCAGCAGGCACCCCGGAACCTCGCGTAAAAATCAATCTTCAGGAGTAATCCATGTTTGTGAAACCCAAAGACGGGCGCAGTGTTCGCTGCCCTGTTAAGGGCGCCCCTTTGCCTAAAGATGGCGCAGAGGTGCCAAGTAATCCGTTCTGGAATCGTCGCGTCAGTGACGGTGATGTTGAGCGGGTAGAAAATATCACCGGCACGGATAAAAAACGCGCCAATAATGGGGAGCAAAAATAATGGCAGTCCCATTCACCCAAATTCCCAGCAATCTGCGTACACCGCTGTTTTATGTTGAGTTTGATAACTCAATGGCCAATACGGCAACGACGACGCAGCGCACGCTGATTATTGGTCAAAAACTGGATGTCGCAGAGGCGCAGGCCAACATTCCCCAGAAGGTATCGTCAGCATCAACGGTCGCTGGAATTTGTGGCTCTGGTTCGATGCTGCACAACATGATGACGGCGTATCTAGCTAATGACTCCACGGCGGAAATCTGGCTATTGCCTCTGGCCGACGCAGCAGGGTCTACAGCCGCATCAGGGAAGGTAAAAATCAACTCCTTCGCTACAGAAACGGGCGTTATTTCCGTCTATATCGGCGGCGTGCGTGTTCAGTTGACCGTTGTGCCTACTGACACCGTTGATAATGTTGCCAGCGCATTATCGTCAGCCATTAATGCTAAAAACGCCCTGCCAGTTACCGCCTCTGCTGCAACGGATACCGTGACGCTGACAGCTAAAAACAAAGGCGCTCACGGCAATGGGATTGATATCCGGTTGAACTATCTGGGCCGTGCCGGTGGTGAAATCACCCCAACAGGGATGGGGATGACGATCACTGCAATGGCGGGTGGGGCTGGCGTGCCGGATATGTCAGCAGGGTTGGCGAACCTACAGGACAGAACGTTTGATTTTATTGTTAATCCCTACACCGATACGGCGTCACTGGATGTAATCAAGTCGTTCCTTTCTGATAACGGCGGGCGTTGGTCGTGGGATCAGCAACTGTATGGCCACTCGTATGGAACATTATCTGGAACATTCGGAACGCTAAGTGCGGCGGGCGAGGTGCGTAATAACCAACACGAGTCATTGCTGGGTATTAACCGCTCTCCATCACCGGCCTACGTTTGGACGGCGGCTCTTACGGGTGCTATCGCTCCCAGTTTGCGTAATGACCCCGGCAGACCGACGCAAACATTACCGATTAACGGCGTGTTGGCTCCGGCGCTGGAAGATCGCTTCTCGCTGACTGAGCGAAACAACCTGCTGTATTCCGGTATCTCTACATTCACGGTTGCAGATGATGGGACGGTGCAGGTTGAGAACGTCATCACTACTTATCAGGAAAACAGTTTTGGTGACGCCGATGACAGCTATTTGCAGGTGGAAACACTCTATCTGCTGATGTTTGTCACGCGTTATATGCGCACCCAGATAACCAGTAAGTTTTCCCGCATGAAGCTGGTTGCCAATGGCACCCGTTTCATGCCCGGCTCGGCAATGGTCACGCCCAACACAATCCGCGCAGAACTGATTGCCCAATACCAAACGCTGGAATTTAACGGTTACGTTCAAGACGCGGCCAGTTTTGCGCGTGAACTGACGGTAGAAAAGAGCGCATCTAATCCTAACCGGGTTGACGTGCTCTGGACGGGAACGCTGGTTAATCAACTGCGTATTTTTGCGTTACTCAACCAGTTCCGCCTCCAGGCGAGCTAATCAGGAGAAGAATAATGGCTGGAGATACAAGCAATCGCCTTGCCGGTACAGCGTATGTCACCGTTGACGGGGTGACAATCATGGTTGTCGGGCAGTTCAAGTACCGCCCATCAAAGGTGGAGCGGACCACGCTGACGGGAATGGATGGTGTGCACGGTTATAAAGAAAAGCCTATTGCACCGTTTATTTCCTGTCAGGTTCGTGACAGTGGCGGAACGACCGTGGCTGATTTTAACGATCAGACGAACGTAAACATTGTGGCCGAATTAGCTAACGGTAAAACGATCATCGGCCGCGGTATGTGGACTGTCAACGCTCAGGAAGTTGACAGTGAAGATGCGCAATTTGACGTGCGCTGGGAAGGTGGTGAGGTTTCGGAGTATTAATTATGGCTGAGTTGGAACGGGTTAAAATCATCCCTCTGGCCGTACCTATTGAAGATACGGCGCAGAAAATCATTTATGAGCAACTGGAGCTAAAAGCCCCTGTACTGGCGCAGGTCGAACAGTTTTATGAGGCGCAGTCTAAGGGAACGGCGATAGCTGCGATGCGTTTATTGACCTCGCTAACGTCAAGCGTACCCGAAAGTATTTTAAAGAAAATGGACTATGTAGATTTCCGTAAATGTGAGGAATATCTGCTTGGTTTTTTGACATGGAAGCCCTAGGGAAGTGGCAAACTCTAGCGGCTGATGTGACATTTTATTACCGCTGGCAGCCTGATATTGCATGGAATATGACGAAAAGCAGGCTCCAGTGGTGGTCGGGACAGGCAATTAGAATTAACAAGGTTAAGGCGGGTGACGATGGCTAATTCATTTGATTTTGAGATGACGGCTACTGACCAGGCCAGTGCATCGATAGCCCGCATTGAGGCTGCGGTACGGCAATTAGAACCCGTCTTAGATGATGCGCGAGACAGGTTGAAACTGGGAGGGGATGAATCCCGCCAAAATCTAGAGGAGCTTGGTGGAAAGTTTGAGGATCTATCTCGATACGCAAGAGATAGCGTTCAGTTTGTTGGCGACCTCGTCCCCCCTCTGAAAATGCTTGGAGGGTTAACGCTCGGGTTAGGTGGTGCAGCTACTGTCATTAATGTTGTTAGAAATAACCTGAAGGAATTTGCAGATTACGGTTATCGCATCGATACCACTGCAAAAAATGTCAGCATGACGGCTCATGCCTTTCAGGAACTTACTGGGGCCATGATTGAAAATGGTAGTGCTCGCGAAGCATCTGAGTCGGCAATCAACGATTTATTCACAAAAGCAAATGATGGCTTGTGGGGAGAAAATAACGCGTTCAAGTCGCTCTTGATGCAAAAGGACATTGACATACATAAAACAAAAGAGGGGTTAGCAGATATAGGTAGGCTGGTTGATGACCTGAACCGAGTGATGCAATCTATGCCGCCAGGACTTCAGGCTCTGTATATCAATAAACTTGGGTTATCTCCTGAGTTATTGAGTTTACTACGAAATTCAGTAGATGAAGTTCAGCGCCTTAAAGAGCAGGCGCAGCGTGATGGATTGATTTTTAGCGATAAAGATATCCAGAATGCTCTGGCTTTCAAACAGCAACTTAACCAAATAGGTGCGCGTCTTGATGGGTTAATCCTCAAATCTCAGGCATTGCTTGGCGGAGGTGGAGAATCACCCGCATCAAAAGCGCTGAAAGAAAGTAAAAAATACGAAAAAGACAGTGAAAATAATTTTTATCACGGTGATAAGCAGCAGGATATTTTACATCGAGCACGGCGTGATGAGGAATTTAAAAACACCTTAACATTCAAAGAAGGGGTTGAGTTAGCACTCGGACGCCCTGGGGATGTTTTGCAGGATAAGTTAAACCGTAAATATTCCGAAAGCTGGCAGGCTCAACATGAAAAAATAATTAACCCTTCAAAAACTTCTGTAAATGCGAACGTTCCCTACAATGAGGCATATAACAACGCGCTAGGATTACGGAATCGCAACCCTGGCAATGTGAGAGAGGCACCCAATGCCATCGGTAAAAACAACGGCTTCTCTGTTTTTGCTGATTCCAAAGACGGGTTGTCAGCGATGGCGCGGCAGTTGATGCTATATGGAGATCGGGGTAATAACACGCTGAATGGAATCATACACACCTACGCACCGAGAAATGAAAACAATACTCAGGCATACATTAGGTCGGTATCTGAAATGACTGGGTTTGACCCCAAGCAGCGGCTAAACCTTCATGACCCTACCGTGCTACAATCGCTCATGGCCGCAATGATTAAGCATGAAAATGGGGCTCAGCCGTATAGCTCCACTGATATTTTTAACGGTATAGATGGTGCTATTAACGATAGTCGCTGGGGCGGCAAACGTAACGATAGCATTCTGAGTTATCAGCGACAAAATGATGAATTTAATATAAACGCCCCCATTACGAAGGCATCAACGAATCAGGACGATCTATCTGCTGCGTTCAGAACTGCGATGGAGGATCAGAAGATGCAAATCGAACTGACTCTGATTAATGACAGGACAGGGGAGCAGCAGCAGTACACCTCAAGAGGTGGACGGATTGAAGCCCCTTTGCGTTTTTCGTGATAACTACCGAATATCCAATTCATAAACATTATTTTATAAGGGTCGTAATTATGAAACACTCTTTAATTTCTTTGCTTTTTATTTTTTTATTACCTACGCATGCATTCGGGGTGGATTGTTCCGAGAGATATGATAGTAGTGGGTTATCATTTCCAATGAAATCATATGATAATTATGTGTTTGTTCCAGAAAAGGCTTGCTTGAATGGGAAAGATATTACTGATTTCGTTGGAGAGGGTGGCGTTATTTCTTCGGTTGTAAAAGTTGAAAACGCTGAGGTTTTTTACATTACAACGCACCACTCAAAAGGAGCATATGATAAGTTTTCGGCTGTTTTTCAACTTGAAAACGGAAAGGTATTTAAGCAAAGTTTTTTTAATTACAGCCCATACTCGGCGTCAAGTCATAAGTCATCCCTTAAAGGGATGGTTGTAAATTACTATGACAATAAAAATGAAGTGGCATATTTAACTACGGATATGGGAACCATACATTTCGTAAAATTCAATCGTGGAAATTTAGTCAGTGTTTGGTATTCAACCTTTCTTACAGACGGTGAATTCTTCGGCTCTAATGGTGGCAATATCTACGTTAGAAAAGGTACATCGAAGAAAAAATACGTTGTCATGATTGATGAAAAAGGAAAAGAAGTTTGTAAAGTTGATACTGATAAAGAGCTATGGCAGTTAACACCAGTTTGCATGTAGCATGAATTTAATGAAAGCCCCGCAAGTCGGGGCTTTTTTACGCCCGGAGAAAAGTAAATGCCATTGGTTCATGATGCGTTGCAATCTTTCCTCGGTGGAACGGGGAATAAATGGCGGTGGGAAGATCACCTTCATCAGGCCAGCTTTCGTGGCGTTCCCTTTGCGGTGGTTGCCGTAGATGGTGCGTTTGGGCGTCGTCAGGCCGTGCATGAATACCCTTACCGTGATTCGGTGTGGGTTGAGGATATTGGCCGCTCAACGCGAAAAATGACATTGAAAGGGTTCCTGATTCAGGATAGCGCGAAATATAACGCACCAGATGTCATCAAGCAGCGCGAATCACTGATTACAGCGTGTGAGTCGCTTGGATCGGGAACATTAATTCACCCGACATTGGGGGAATTAACTGTCAGTATTCCTGAAGGCGGGTTGCGGATCAGTGAAAGCATGGACTCGGGGCGCGTATTTGAATTTAGTCTGACCATCATAGAGTCTGGGTTGCAGGTTTTTGCCATTACAGGGAATAGCGCTGCCACAACGTTAGTCAAAGATAGTTTTTTAAAAACAGCCAGCACCGCAGTTCTTACTTTTATTGCGCAGGTTAAAGGGGAAATGCGTAGCGCTACGCAGGCCATTAAAACGATTAAAAACGTGGCTAATTTCTGGGTCAACATGGTTAACAGCACAGTAAGTGAAGTAACCAATCTGGGAAATACGCTGCGCAGCACATTCGGTAGTGAACGATACGGGCGCTATAACCGTGGAAATACTGACTCTGATAATTATCAGTCCCTGACTAATCAGGTAATGGCTCAGGGCGTTGTTGATCGTGAGTCTATTTTAGAGAAAACGAACGATGTCAGAAATGCATCATCGATAGAAGGTTTTGCTGATGCCGTTAACGTTGCTGTGGTTGCGATATTGAATAGTAGTGGAGGACTAGAGGATCGGGTACGAGCGCTGGAAAATTTAACCACGCTGAGCGATTCAACGCTCTATGCGACAGAGGCTGACCGCAATGTTTCCGACAGCGCAGTCATCTTCATTATGGTGTTATGCACTGCGGCTATGGTCAGTGCCGCTGTTGAATACAATCCATCGAGTAGCGATGAGGCAACAGCACTTCAAAACCGCGTGTGTGAAAAGTTGGATGACGCACTCGTTAATGTGGGCAACCGTGGCGAAGATGATGTCTATGCCCAATTACTGGAATTGCGTAAATCATTTATTGACGCAATGCGGATAAAGAGCGGCACGCTGGCCAGCCTGATGCAGGTTACTGTCCCGAAAACCCTCCCATCGCTCACGCTGGCAAATCGCCTGTATCAGGATGCAACGCGCAGCGATGAGTTAATACAGGAAACTAATCCCCGTCACCCGGCATTCATGCCCACAACGTTTACGGCCTTACGAAAATGACAGATGAATTAGTGCTGACAGTCGGGGGTAAACAACTCTCCGGCTGGGATGAAGTGCGCGTGACGCGCGGAATAGAACGGTTTCCGTCTGATTTTGATTTGTCGCTGATGGATTATTACCCCGGCAGTAATGAGCGGCAATTAGTTAATCCTGGTGATGAATGCACTGTGAAGCTGGGTGGGGATTTGGTTCTGACGGGATACGTTGACCAGTGGAGTCCGATGATCTCCCGAACTCGTCATGAGGTCAGAGCAACAGGCCGCAGCAAATGCCAGGACCTCGTTGACTGTTCTGCTGAGTGGCCTAACAACGTGATCAACATGTCTGACCCAATTCAGTTAGCCAGGAAACTGGCGCAGCCCTACGGTATTTCTGTTTCATCGGACGTGACAGGGCTTGAGGCTATACCGCAATTTACCCTGAACTGGGGGGAGTCCGCACAAGAGATCATTGACCGGGTTAGTCGGTTCTCTGCGTTGCTGTACTACGACCTGCCAAATGGCAACTTGCATCTCACTCGGGTTGGAACCAAAAAAGCGGCCAGCGGGGTAGCGCAAGGCGTGAACGTAGAAACAGCATATTTCAGTAGCTCAATGGACGAGCGGTTTTCTGAATACATCGGCGTGTCAATGACGATGACGGGGGTTCAGGTGCTGGGTGGAGGATATGACGCCGTTACGCTGGCCACTGCACGCGATCCGGAGGCCGCGAAGATGCGCAATCGGAAACGCATCGTCATTGTAGAAAGTACGATGAATGCGCTGAATCAAGCCCAGCGTGCAATTGACTGGGAGATGAATCGCCGCTATGGGCGTTCGCGGCAACTCAACGTCACAATCGACAGTTGGCGGGATAGTGCGGGAGTGCTGTGGGAGCCCAATACGCTGATCCCTATAAAAATCCCCGTTCTGGGGTTAGTTGACGAGGAATGGATTTTATCTGAGGTCACGTACATTCGCGATGGACAAGGCACTCATGCCCGAATGACGCTAATGCCGCCCGCTGCATTCAGCGTCCAACCGTATTATTTCTATGAGCAACTTTTGGCGTTCAACCAATGAATATTGATATCGGCTTTATTCGTCGGCTGGCAACTCGCGTAGCCATGATGCTCGGCGTGGGGAAAATCACGGCGCAGGATGATGGCGGCGTTGTGCAAACCGTTCAATACAAAACGCCTCTTGAGGTTGTAGGCAACACACCTCGGATGGCGGAATTCGGTTTTTCGTCGGGTTTACCAGTCGGTACAAACGTTGTGATTGGTTTTCTTGGCGGCGATCGTTCAAGCGCCGTGATTTTGGCGAGCAGTCACCCCGAATATCGGCATAAAAATTTAAAGCCAGGTGAAGTTGCCCTCTACAACCAATGGGGAATGGTTATCCATCTGACAGAAGAGGGGATCGTTGTTGAGGCGAACGGAAAGCCGGTTACTGTCAATAACGCAACCAAATTGACAGCAACGGCAACGGATGAGGTCAGGTTGATTACCCCAAAACTCATGGTTACGGGCGACATTATTGATAATTGCGATAGCAATACGACAACGATGAAGCAGCTACGTGATGCGTATAACGAGCATGACCATAGCGTTGATAATGTTCAGCCAGGTAATGCCTCTATTACAAGCAACGCGCCGGGGAGACAGGTCAAATGACAGATATCAAGTCTTTCTGGAATGTTGATGAAATCCACGCGGATTGGATCGCGGGTGAGGGGCGATTGCTTGATGGTGATGATTTGCAAACAGCCATTGTCATCAGTCTGTTCACCGATCGTCTTGCTCGTGCTGATGATAATTATGAGAGCACGGACAGGAGAGGATGGTGGGGTGATTCTGGCGAAAAATACCTGATCGGCTCACGTCTATGGCTGTTACGCCGTCAAAAACTGACAACAACTGTTGCGCTAAAAGCTGAGGAATACGCAGAAGAGGCCCTGCAATGGCTGATCGATGACGGCGTTGTTGGTTCACTTAGCGTTGTCACACAAATCGTTTTTCCCGCCAGACTGAACATGGCGATCAGCTATTCGCGTCCTACTGGGGATAGCTATGAAGAAATGAAATTTTTCTGGGTGTGGGAGCAAAAAACCAATGCCATTTAAACGAAAAACGCTGACAGAATTACGTGAGCAGAACCGCGTTTTCCTGCAAACCGAGTTGAAGTCTGTCGGTAGTCTGCTGAGGTTTTCAAACCTGAGTGTTATTGCTGATGTTGATGCTGGTATGGCACATCTGCATAACGCGTATCTGGATTATATCGCGCAACAGGCTACCCCGTTTACGGCTACAGACGAATGGCTGGCTGCATGGGGAGCCATGAAAAGCGTTTATCGCAAACCCCCTACGCCAGCCACTGCTGAGTATCAAATTAGTGGGAACGTTGGTGCATTTATACCAGCGGGTTCACTACTGAACCGCAGCGATGGTTATCAATACCGAATTGATACTGATGTGACGATCGGCAGTACGGGAACGGAAACGATAGCGATTACCGCAGTGCTGTCTGATATAGCGATTGACGTAACAGGCGGCGGGAGTGCGGGAAATTCACCGACTGGCACAGCGTTGACGTTAGACAGATCGTTTTCTGGCGTCGTATCTACAAACATTATGAGCACACCGGCAACAGGCGGCGCAGACCTGGAGAGCGAGGAGTTGTTCCGCGCCCGTATACTATCCGCGTTCCAGAATCCCCCACAGGGTGGCAGTGATGCTGACTATAAAAAATGGGCGCTGGATGTACCTGGTGTTACGCGGGTGTGGGTACGCCGTAGAGCGCTGGGACCCGGCACGGTGGGTGTTTACATCATGTGTGATGGGGATGATAAAACAAATAACGGATTCCCCGTTGGCACTGACGGCATTTCCCGTCTTGAAGACTGGGGGGCGTATAAGGCCACGGGTGATCAGGGGCGAGTTGCTGATTATATTTTCCCCCTTCAGCCTGTCACCGCGCTGGTCTGGATATGCTCACCGATCAAACGAACCATAGATGTAACCCTCAGTGGGTTATCCGATGCGCCCGCATCAATTAAAACGGCGATACGCGATGCACTCAACGCGGTTCTGTTTGAAAACGGCAACCCTGATGGCACTGGCAGAGTTTTACTCTCCGACCTGAATTATGCGATCGGCGGAGTGAATGGAACAACTGGGTACATTCTGGAATCGCCGGTAGCAAACATTGTGCTGGGAGTCGGTGAGTTGCCAGTGCTTGGCGAGGTCAGCTACTTATGAATCAATACGGTATTGATGACTATACCCATGCTCTCCAAAACCTCATGCCAACGGGGATGGCGTGGCCGCGCAGTGTTGGCGGTATTCAATACGCGCTGTTACGAGCGTTAGCACAATCATTTCATGCAACAGACGTTACTGCTCATCAGCTTCTTACTGGCGCGTTTCCTCCCACGGCAACAATGTTACTTCCTGAGTGGGAGGCAACATTGGGTTTGCCTGATGATTGTGCGATCGGCGATATCGTCACGATAGAACAGCGACAGCAGGCTCTAGTCACAAAATTATTGAGTACGGGCGGGCAGTCCAAAACATATTTTATCGAATTAGCTGCAATGCTGGGCTATGAGATCACGATAACGGAATACCGACAAGCCAGAGCCGGGTTATCTGTTTGTGGTGACCCGTTGAATGGTGAATTCTGGCCATTCGTCTGGTTAGTAACGATTACTAAAGACAACCCCAATGGCTCAATCCGTCTGCTGAGATGTCGGCTGGATGCGTTCTCTCCGTCACATACGGTTTTTCAAATAACGATCCAATCAAACCTGAAATTCACGCTGACGTTAATTGACGGAGTATTGTCTGGCTCACTGACAGCAAATGTGGGGATTGTTGTATCAGATATAGATGTCACGTTGATTTATTCATTATCGGGTGGGAAGTCCGAAACAGTCGTCGTGAAAACTGACAGTGATGGAAAATTTAGCGTAAAGCCCGGATTTAATATTGGTTATGACGTTCTGGCTCAAGCCACAGTTTTAAATCAATTGGGTGAATGGGAAAACATCGAATCGTCATTATCGACGAGATTTAAATTCAACGGGGTTATTAAATTTAATGGCTCTAATAAATTCCGAGGTTGAGCATGTCAGAAATAACACCAAATGATTTACCGCCGATTAATGAGCTGGACGAATTCACGGCTCATATTCCAGAACTGCAAATTGACACGGATGTTTTAGCCGGAACTGATGGCCCCGCAAATTTTCAGGCTCAGGCATTAGCGAACAGGACACAATATTTAAAACGTATTCTGGATGCAGTGAGTCTGGAATTAAATGGAATCAACCATGCTGTAGCGGCAGCGCAGCAATCAGCAGACACAGCGAAACAGGGCGCTGATGCGTCTATGAAAAAATCAGCAAATGGGGCTGATATTGCTGATGCTGCACAATTTCGCAATAACGTAGGATTGCAGAATGCGATGATCCGGGGGGAGTTTGGTTGGGGTGGCGAGGCGGTACTGATCCCGAACGGCACACACTTGATGAGCTATTTTACCAACGGCTCTGTTCAGTCAGGTTTGTACAAATGCTTGCTCCCCACAGCTTCGCCAGATGACAACAACGCGTATTTACTTGTGTGGGAGAAGTATAGCGAAATTAGTGGGAGTAATAATTTTGGCGCGCTTACGGCTATATCCCTAATAAACACTACCCCAACGGTGGTTCTTAATGTGCTAGATTCTGGAGTTTGGCAGGGATGGGCAGTGAGTTGGGATAGCAAAAACCTGTCTCCCGTAACAACAAACACCGCTCAAACAATTACAGGCCATAAAACATTTCAGGGTGGTAATACTACGTTTAAAGGGGGGAATTCTATTATAGTGGAAGCGGGCTCAACAGGCAGTCTTGCATATATCCCATTTTATGACGCTGGTCAAGCTAACAGAAAAGGCTGGCTAGGCCGAGGCAGAAGCAATCAGGACACTGTAGAGTTTTTTAACGATGTGACGGGCGCGCACTTACAGTTACACGAAACAGGCGATATAGTTCTCAATCCTAAAGCCGGTCAAATTGTCCGAGTGGGGGGCAGTCAAATTGTTGATGTTGGTACGACTCAAACTATAACGGGCTCTAAAACTTTCTCAACACAGACATCTGTGCGCGGGTCATACCCATCAATTTTACTATTCAATACAGATATTCCGACGACAACAGTCGGGCATTTAAGCCGCCTTGAAATCAACGCGGAGGGGGCTAGTACTTTAATATCTAGAAACGCAACAAACACTTCTGGACAACGAATTATAACATTTCCTAAATCGGGCTCCGGAACTGCTCTAGTCACGGGCAATAACGCAGTAGCCGACGCAAACGGGTATTGGAAGACCGCATCACCCGTCATCAACATCTACGCCGACGGTTCATTTACTACTACACATGAAGCGATTGGCGTTAATGTCGAACGGTTGAGCGAGGGGGTTTATAAAATCACCGGCTGTCAGGGTATGCACTCGGATGCGGCGTGGAATGGTATAGACGGCGGCGTCAGCAATCCGAAATGCCGCAACGATAAAGCCTTACTTTGGAACAACTACGAAGTCGATGAGGACGGTTCAATCACTGTTCACACGTTCCACCGTGTTCACCCGGACGCAATCTCGTTCGCACAGAACCGGCTGACACTCGACAAAGAGCAGTTTGACCCAAAAAAAGGCCACAAACTGGAAGATACTTGGCCAGACCAAGCCCCGATCGACGTTCCAAAAGGGCTGTTTATTCAAGTCCGTGTGAACATGCCGGAGCGCATCGAGCCGAAACCAGCAGTTATGCATAGCAACGTTTACTGCAATAGCATTTCCCCAGCTAAATAAACCGCAATCAAATAAATCCAATGGCCGCTAATGCGGTTTTTTTTGTTTTTGGAGGGGCATTTTTATGCGCACGATTAATAAAATAACAAGTACAGCAAATAGCGATAACGAATTCACAGACGGTGTTGTTGCTGCTGGAATCCAACCAACGATTCTCCCTGCCGACTGGTTTAATGTTATTCAGCGTGAGTTAGTTGCTGTGGTTGAGGGGGCAGGGTTAGCGCTTGATGACAATAACGATAAACAAATCAGTGAAATCATTGGGAGAATATCATCTGTAGTTAATCATTACAGGAACTACGGTTACCCGTTATGGGAAAATACCATCCCATACGAGTCAGGGACGGTTGTCAGGCATAACGGAGCATTGTATTTATCACTAACGGACAACAACAGAGCCACTCCGGGTACTGACGCGTCGGTTTGGCAACCGTATGTTCAACGTGAAGCGACCAGAGACGAGGCGATATTGGGTGAGGGAAGCCAAGAGGCCATCACCCCGCGCCGCTTGCATGACGGGGCTAGCTATCTCGATGAGCAACTAAAAATTCAGTTGATGCCATATCTGTTGCCTGTGGGATTTGTTGGTATGTGGTTTTCTGAAACGCCCCCCGATGGATGGCTGGAGGCCAACGGTCAGGCGTTTGATGTTGAAAAATATCCTAAATTAGCTCTGAAATTTCCATCTGGTCGAGTGCCAGATGGCAGGGGGAGATTCGCGCGCGGCTGGGCCAATGGCTCACTCGTTGATCCTGATTCAACTAGAGAAATAGCTAGCCTGCAAGATGATGCGTTGCAAAATATTACCGGGGAGTTTATAGCCGACATTGCAAATATCGGCCTAGCGGGACAGCCTCAGTTTGTTAATGGCGTATTTTCCGATGAGGGGGGGGTTGCTGGCGGCGACAGTGGCAGTGTTCATCACCGCGAGGTTCGGAAATATTCACTGGACGCATCTAGAGTCGCGCGAACTGCAACAGAAACGCGTCCCACGAATATTGCAGTGATGTATATCATCAAAACCGATCTGGCAGATTCAACCCCTGGCGTACCCGTTCCGTCTGCTGTCGTTGTGACGCCGCGTCCAGCGACTGTTAATGCTGGCGCATTCGTGCAATTTTCCGGGCAGGTTTTGCCGGGTAATTTTGCATCAGAATATCCCGTTTCATGGTCTGTTAGTGATGCAGCATTAGGCTCTATTGACGCAACAGGACGTTACACAGCAACAGCGGGGCGCACCGGTAGCCAGTCTGTAATCGCATCAATCAGTACGGGATTAACGACGCTGGTTACATTTGATCAGCACATCTATCTGACCAGCATCTCTATTACTGCGATACCGACTGTTGAGGTTGAGGGTACATATAATCTCGCTGTGACATTCAACCCGGCAAATTACACAGAACCTGCTGACTATGCGAGTAGTGACGCACAAATAGCCAGCGTTGTTGGCGGCGTGGTAACGGGCGTGGGGGCGGGGACTGCAACGGTTGGCGTGACCGGGCGTTATTCGGGGATTACAGCATCGCGGCCAGTGACCGTCACGCCAAAAGTTGTTGTAGAAAAATATCTGCAAATTAATGAACGACTGTCTGAGATTGCCGCCGCTGGCGCAGCAGCGCAGGCTAGCGCACGCAGCCATCTTGATCTTGGGGAACTGGCAACGAAAGATTCGCTTGCTGCTGCTGATGTCGGCGCTGTTCCGCAGGCATCTGCATCACTCGGCACTGAGAACCTGAATACCGTCATATCACCCGGCCGCAAATTTCAGTCGCTGACGAGTAACGCAACGCTGGCGCGGAATTATCCGGTAGCGCTAGCGGGTATGTTGGACGTTATAAAAACGACAGATGCAGGCATTCGGCAGTCGTTCTATCCGTACAACACGACTGACGTTTATCACCGCTACTGCGTTGATACGGCAGCGAATCCTGTTGTGTTCAGCGTGTGGGCAAAATCTGGTGGTGATTTTCTGGAGAAATCCCAGAACCTGGCTGACGTGCCAAACAAACCGACAGCGCGTGATAATCTGGGTGTGGGGTACACGATATCGACCGCAGCGCCGCCGACCAGCGCAGCGGGTTACGCACAGGGGCATATTTGGTATCAGGTTTAGCGAGGGGTTAAATGCCAATATTTCGTGAATCCGGGGGCTCGTTTTCCCCCGTTAAACGTCTCGACATTAACGATGCTGGGCCGATTAAACGCGTAGCTGCTGCGTGGATCAATGACGGCGGCGTGTTCAAAAAACTGTTTCCAACTGAACCTGTAGACATGGCGGATTCGCCTTTTTTTGATACCAACAACTCTTTTATCCTGTGGGATAGACAAAACATTAATCAGGAGGACTATTGGAGCCTGAGAATCAATATTCCGGTTATTGATGCAGAGTCTTTCGGCAACTTTACGTCCAGTAGAATAATAGTGACAAGAGGCGGAATCGCCCAGCCAATTCAACTGCGGATATTCCTTACAGTTCCAATAGAGCATCAAAACGGGATTGTGGAAAATGCACTCTCCCCACCAATGAATGCATCAACCCCACTGACCGTAATGTGGAGGAGTTCCTCGCGGTGGGTTTTCATCCCATACGATCCGGGCATTGCTGGATCTACAACAAACATCAGGATTGAGGTGGCCGCATCAGGAACGCTGTATTTTTACGACACAGCAGCAACATTGATTGGGTTTTAATCACGCAAAAAACGACAGTCGCCCGGCTATGATGTCGAGTGCATCTTCGAGTGTAGGTACTGGATCAATATGTATCGCTGGCGCGTCAGTTTCGCCGACGCGTACAGCGACATAGTAGCCGGAGTCTTCGATCACTGCGTATGAACCGACCGGACAATCAGTCAGCATGTCGTTGTCGTCGAGCACGCAGATGATCGTTCCTTGATAATTAATAATTTCCATTATTTCACTATACCGATTGAGATAGGACAATCAGCCTATCACGTGAATTTTTCGGTGTAATTAGTCGATCAGCCAATCATTGGATTCATCGAACATTTCTTCTACAACGCGAGCGATGATCGCCTTATCCGACTTGCTGGCGTCAGTATTGATACCATTCGCTTGCATGGGTTTGGCTTTCACTGCGGCATCTGGGAAGACGCGATGAACCCGCTTTGTTAACTCACACTCAATCAGTGAGTGAGCATTACGGATGCTGGAGACGTTGCGCTTATCGTAGACTAGTTCAACAAACATTGTGGGATACCTCGCTTAAGTGGTGAGGCATTTATACTGTTTTTATATACAGCATTCAATGGTGGTTTCTTTAAAACACAAACCACTGACGTCAAACGCATACAGTTTTTAATCCGCAATATGAATACTACAGCACCCGTTAAGACACCTGTGTATTATAATTTAATTGGGATTTTTGAGGTAACATACTGATTTGTATGGTACGCCCTACAGGGCTCGAACCTGTGACCTACGGCTTAGAAGGCCGTTGCTCTATCCAACTGAGCTAAGGGCGCATTACGCAAAGAAGTGGCCGCTGCTTGTTGCAACAGTGGGCTGGATTATACCCACAAGCCCCAGTGAGTCAACGGGTTGGCACGGGATTTACGTTATACGGTGAATCCCTGTACAACTTTGGTGAATATTGCTTTTGCTGGTGTGAATTTTTTGCACAATTGCGAGCCCTCTCCACACGAATGACACATAGCAATGAAAGTTTCAGTTTTATCTGCTGGATGCGTTCAGTAATTCTTTTCAAGTTATGAACAGGCATATTCTGCGCCCTACGCTGTTGGTACACTATGCCCGTATTCGTTGGATTTTGGATGAATGCGGGCAGCTTTCACGTGCTGGGGGTCGTTGCTTGGCTATTGATGAATTCGCTATTTCGTCGAACTTTGGAACCTTTTGATTTATGAACATTCTTTCATCCGCATTTTTACGCATTTGTCTATTGACGATGTTAATGCTGCCTGCTGGATATGCAGCGGCGGCGAATGCGGGTTCTGACCCAGATCCACAGCCCGCTCAGACTGATGCACCAGTAAAAATTAATGTTGATGCCGAGTTGATCAAGCTGCAAAAACAGTTGGATAGCATCAAGCAGCAAGTCTCAGGTACCAATAACGACAGCAAATTTGGTGCGTTGAATGACACGACACAGGAACTGGTGAATAGCGCCAGCGAGCTTTCTAATGCGGTTGCGCCGCTACGTGCTCAAATTCAGGCTCAGTTGGATGTATTAGGGCCTGCACCAGAGCCTGGTTCCAGTCTTAATGAAACCAGTGAAGTGACGCGTAAGCGCAATAGCCTGAATGCGCAAAAAGCAAAAATGGATGCGCAGATCGAACAAATTCAGGCTTTACGCACCAGTGCGGCTAATCTGTCGGCGCAAATCGTTACTCTGCGCCGTAGCGCACTGAAAACACAGTTGGCATTGAACTCCGGCAGCATTTTGGGCGGGCGTTTCTGGGCTCCGCTTGCGGCACCGCAGACCGAGGATGTTCGCCGGCTGAGTACTTTTCAAGATCAATTAAGCGATGCTTTTATGGTAGCTTGGGAACCGGACTGGCGTTACGGCTCTGCGTTCCTGATTCTGATTGCAATGGCGATGAGTTCGGCAGGGCGACGGTATCTGGAAAAGTATCTGGCTTGGGCGGGGATCCACTGGTTACCGGAAGGGCGCTTGCGGAGGAGTTTCTTGGCCACGGCATCGGTTATTTCAACCGTGGTAACGATCGGTATTGCGGCAAATTTAATCGATTTTACGTTCACGCGTCATGGCGAGGCGACAGAACGCGTAGTGTCGTTCCTTGATGCGCTGGTGAGACAGGCAATCTTCTGTTCGATGATTGCTGGGCTGGGGCGAGCATTTCTGTCAAATAAACGCCCTTCGTGGCGTTTACCCGCGATTGCGAATCCAGTCGCAAAGGCCATGAAACCGTTTCCTGTGGTTGCCGCTGGCATTATTCTGATCTTCGGTTTTATTGAACAGGTGACGGCGACAGTAGGGACATCGGTTGCGGCAACCATTATGGTGAACGGTTTATCTGCACTGTTCTTAGCCTTCACCGCAGGGACGATCACGCTGAAAAGCGATCAAATTCGTCGGCAGATGGTGCATTCAGGGGAACAACCGGAAGCGCGTTCGACGCTATCTGGCGTTATCCACCTTGCGGTATTGGCGACGTCATTCTCAATACTGGTGTCGTTGGTCATCGGTTATATCTCACTGGCTCGTTTCCTGGCGTTCGAGCTAGTGTGGATTGGCATGGTGTTCTCCTGCCTGTATTTGTTTTCAACGTTTATTACCGATATCTGCGAAAGTATCTTCTCCCCCCATAATGCCAGTGGCAAGCGGATGAAAAATTCGCTCAATCTGGACGATCGGCATCTGGCTCAAGCTACATTGCTTCTGTCGGCTAGCGGTAAAGTCTTTTTAATTTTGATGGCGGCTGTTGCTTTACTAAACGGTACGTTTGGCACGACTACGCCACTGGAATTGGTGCAAAAAGCCGCTGAGATTTGGGGAGGGAAAGGGCTGGAAACATTGAGCATCGTGCCTGCTCATCTGGTTAACGCAGTGCTCTTTTTGGTGGTAGGAGTTTATGTTTTACGCTCTTCAAAACGCTGGCTGGAGGACGAGTTTCTTCCTAAAACGACGTTAGAACGTGGGATCCGTGCATCGCTGGTGACGCTGTTTAGCAACATCGGCTATATCCTGATTATTCTGCTGACGTTGGCGACATTGGGGATTCAATGGAACAAGCTAGCGTGGATTGTCAGTGCGTTGTCGGTGGGTATCGGTTTTGGCTTACAGGAGATAGTGAAGAACTTTATCTCTGGCCTGATTCTGTTGACGGAACGCCCGGTGAAAGTAGGGGACTCGGTCAGTATCAGCGGAGTCGAAGGAGATATCCGTCGGATTAACGTGCGTGCGACGGAAATTCAATTGGGCGACCGTTCGACGGTAATTGTGCCGAACTCGCAATTCATCTCACAGAATGTGCGCAATATTACCATGGGGAACCCCTTTGGGGTTGCGACGCTGGCGCTGACGTTCCCGTTGGATATCGATCCTGAAGAAGTCCGATCCCTGTTGCTGGATGCTTATATCAACCACGATGCGATTTTGGAATCACCAGCACCGTCAGTGAAGTTCAGTCAGTTGACTCCTACGGGTATGGTGCTGAGCGTAACGGGCTATGTCAGCAGCCCGAGAATGGTCTCGGAAGCGAAGAGCGACCTGTTGTTTGAGATCATCAAGCGGTTACGGGCATCTAATATTCCGCTGGCTGTACCGCAGAAGATGGTGCTGGAAAACTCGGGGGTGGCGCTGACTGACGGCACTTCGGGCGAGGATAAATAA